CGTAGTATCTTACAGGTACCGGGAGAAGTCCGCGTTTAGCTATACCTATAAACCTCTCAGTACGTGATTCCTCAAGCGTACTCTTGGTGCCTAGCCTAGCAGTTACGAGTGCTTGCACTCTAGGGTCAGAGTGGTTCTCCAATGCCTTGAACTGCTCGTCATTCTTAGCGAACGCGAACGTCTCTTTGTTAGTGGTAAGACTTATCTTTGTAGGGGGTATGACACCTAGCCCCTCAAGCAATTCGGCAAACTTAGGATTACTCATAAGTTCTTTCTTTGTAACACCAGAAGACGTTATCAAGTCTTCCTTTATCTGCTTGGTGTCTTCCAAGTGTTGCTCAAGTAGTCCTAAGTCCAACTCCAGTACAGGCTCCACGAACATGCGTAGCGTACAGTCTATAAGGCGTAACTCCCCCTTGGGGAACCCTCTGCCCATAACATTAAACAGCTTATAGGTTAACTCCACGTCATTGATGCAGTAGTCGCCGTACTTGTCTAACTCCGCATCAGTGAAGTCCAGTCTACGCTTACCTATAGCATCTAGTACTTCCGTCCCTTTAGCGCCGAGGCCGTATCTCTGCGTAAGCGCATGGAGAGAGCCGCCAACTTCAACACCGTGAAGAGCACGAGCAATACAAAGGGTGTCAGTAAGAACGCGAGGATGAACGTCAAATAACCAACTAAGAATAGCGCCATCAAACAAAGTGTTATGACATAGTAGTACAGATGAACCCCAATCGAATGTATGTAAGTATTCTTTAAGTTCTTCGTGCGTACCACTAGCCCATTCTGTAGCATTGTTATTTACCTTTACACCTACACCCACTACCTCAAAACGAGGATCACGTATGTAGGCTTCTGTTGTCATCTTACGGAGAGAGAAGTCCTTGTCATAATACGTTTCAAAGTCAACCGTTATCAAGTCCATCTTCATCCTCCTCTATGTCCACTACTTCCATGTCTGCCTTGTGTTCGGCTTCGGTGATATGCTTGGGGGCTTCCTTATCCCCAAACACCTTATCCCAGTTATCCCTGAACGTAGCGGCTGTAGGGCGCTGACGGCTACCCTTACTCATAGTCCATAACCTCTATTAACTTGTTTAGGTACCACTGCGCTTTCTGCAAGTCCTCTAACGGCTTGCCCTTCCGCTCGTACCTCCAAAGGTATTTCAGACAGGCACCCTTGCAGTACCCTTGGAATGCTTCGGCAGTCATGCTTGCTTCTATGCCCTCAATACATTCGATATTGCCATAGGTATAGTGATTGGGGTGGTTGACCATATCATCGGACGTGTCGGCTATAGCCGTGCCCCAATGCTCTAGCCCAGTCTTTTCTAGGGCAGGGCCGAGTTCACGTAGCCTATCCCAATCGGCTGGTGTTGCATCATTAATACTCATACTATCCTCCGAGGATTTGTTTAATATCGTACATGTTGTCTTCATTAACTACGTACGCGATTCCGTACGCTTCGCTTATCTCTCTGAGATTCTTCTCCTGTAAAGCTGTTGGTGTGTTCTTACCCGCTTTACATTCGATCCCAAAGAACTTTCCGTTGTAGCAACCTACTATGTCAGGCACTCCGCTCTTACCGTATCCCCCAGTAGCAGGGAAAAAGTAGTAGCACCCTAACGCTTTCAGTTGCTCAACGATCTTCTTCTTAACCTTCCCTTCTGGCGTCATCGCCATAACCCTCTCCTTTTCGTCGAGAACTGGTATCAGTCCCTCTGTTATTTAAATACCCAAAACGTGTGCTCGTCGATACGCCTACCAATACCCTCTACAGGTTCGGTGGGCGGTGTAGGGTCACACATCATCAGCACCGAGAGCCTTTCTTCAAGCCACTCCGGTACATCTTCATCCAGATCATATAACCCCTCACACTCCGAGTCAACACAATTCATACCTAAACACGTTACCTCGATACTGTTAGTGTATCCCAGCGTAGAAACGCGGTAAGCGTTAGGCATCTCTGTCGGATCGTCCCATATTGTATCACTGTGTGACATAGAACAGAGCCTCACTGTGGCGATACCCAACCTGCGGTATGTAGTCTCCCACCCCACATATAGATAGAGTAGACAGCTTACCCAGCACGCCATCGGGTAAGTCACCGTAGTAAGTATCAAACTCCAACAGCCTAGTCCTCTCCATATTGTGCATATCCCCCACGGGACACACATCGAACGCTTGCTTGCCTAACCTCTCGTATACTCGTACAGCATACATAGGCATCTCTGCGTCAGCCTTGGATTGATCTTTCACCTCCTTGGCCACACGTAGAGACGTTAGGTTATCTGGCACAGTCTTATCCATGAACTCATGTCCAGAGTCCAACAGCATGTACATCTCATTGAGTATTGGAGTACACCTGTCTTCATTTGTCTTGTCCCACCTCGCACCGAGCAGTTGCGTCCACGCAGTGCCATGCTTAGTTTCAGTATCATCTACCGCGTGCATTAATGCACTCCTACACTTAGTCCTGCTGGCAAGCACTACCTCGCTGTGCGTACATCTGCGCAAGTACTTCTTTGCGTTCTGCTTGGCCTGTCCCTGTAGGGCAGTGATCTTTGTGCGGAACTCCGAAGAGTAGTTGCTGTGCTTGTTATTGGTTATGTCTCTACTGTACACACGGTACACCATCTTCTCGTTGGTATGACAGAACCCCACGTCTATCCAACCCATAGTGTATTCGTCCTCGGGGTAGTAAACGTGATACACCATGTCTCGACTATTGTCCTCGTTGTCAGGGCGTACCTCACAACCTCTGAAGGCTTTCTTTATCTCATTGATAAACCAATTCAACTCGTAACGGTTTGTCGCGTTACCTACGGGTGAAGGCAGGGCAATCTTCTGTACGTCAGCAACTGTATATAAACAGTACTTCCCCTCCTCGTTGTACGAATAATGTGATTCAGCCATGTTATTTCACCTCTCTGTATTCTTCAAACGACTCATTGAACTCGCCATAGTAGTTGATCCACGCGTTGAACTTGGTGCGGAACTTCTTAGGGTCACTTGTCAGGCTGACGTTTTTGTCAGAAAACCCAGACCAGTATCTGTTACCCATGCTATCTGCTAACTCACACAGGAACGCGTGTACCATAGTGGTACGTTGCTCGTGTTGATCGTCCATTAGCATGTCTCTAAACGTGTAACCCTTGACTGCACTAGCGCCCCGCGTTGCCTCGCGGTTTGAGTCCCAGTCCATAGTGCCCTCAAGTATCGGGGTCATAGTCCACGCCCAGTGCAAGTACTCGTCGATAGCTTTCTTGTACGGTGCCTTGGCTTCCTTGTTAACACGTACTCGTATGACGGGTACAGGGTGCGGATCGGTCGTCAACCCCCATGCCCATGCCCCGTTGTGTCGGTGCCCTGCGACTGAATTCTGTTTACCGTTGGTAAACGCTACGGGCTTATCAACACCCTTGGGTAGGTAGTAGCGGCTCCCGTCATAATGTATGTACTGCTTGCCGCTATCCACAATGAATCTCATGCTCGTAGGCGTACACCGCGCAAGGAACGAGTACCTGCCATTGTGTGCGCCGTCACCACACTCGTTACGGAATTGCACTGTGTCAGTGCCATCGGCATTGCGAGTCCAGACCACTGCTGGGGTGGCGGAGGCATAGTTCACTTGAATACCGTAATCTGATAACACGTACTGGTGTGGGGACACCTTAATGATGCACTCCCACTTACGTCTGCGATCCCCGAGAGGCACTATGTTAGTACCCCTGATTGGTTTGGTGTTGTTATACAAATGTTCCACGTGCGTGAAACTGTCTAGCCCATAATTATACATAGCCATAATATTGCTCCGAGTTGTTTTGTTATAACACGTGTTATAACTTTTAGTTAGTTACCATTTGATTTACTACTAGGTATGCAAAAAGTACACACAGCGCGAGTACTCTATACCCGTAGTCTTCTTTCTTTTTATCGTCCATACCTTACCCCTGTTGTATGCGTTGCCACGCACGTTGCACTGTCCCCACGTCATTGCGGTCATAGTCACTGTCCACTGGTGTATCCCTAACGTGGTCATAGTAGAACTCCAACGCCTCGTCTATAGTGTTGACAGCATCTGCCCACTCCATACGTAACTCCTCCGCAGTTGACCGGAGGCAATCTTTTGAGGCTTGTTTGTAATTGTTATCGCTCATATCAATCTCCTGTTTAACCATTCACCTGATAACTTCTCTGCATGTGTATCGAAAGAACTCTTCAATGGGCGATCTGCTGACCTGTTGATAGCGTTGCCCTCGTAGTCATAGTTCTGATACATAGGGCGCAGATGCGAGTTATACACCTCAAACACTCTGTGTAGCCTAGTAGACATAGCATTTGGTTTGATGTTCGCAACCTTCGCGTAGTCCCTCGCGGAGTACATGTGTCCTGTTGTTAACTCAGGGTGCGAACCCATAAACTTTATCAACCTTGCTGTCATAGCATATCCC